TCGCGTCCTCGGATCCGGGCTTGACCTCGACATCAAACTGCAGGCGGAGCAGACTCGGCAAGTTGGCCAGGCTCTTTATGCGACAGTGCGGGCTCTAGGGCTCAGGTACGGCTTTGACGCAGAAGATCCCATGGTTAGGGAGGTTACCCGCGAGACCATTCTGGCAATCGCGACGGATAAGCCTGAAAAGTGAACCGAGAGTCGCGACTTCTCCTTACGAACGTCGCAGATGCTTGGTTCGGACCCACCGACGACCCGCGCACTTGGATCGAAAAACGCCTCAGAGTTGTACTCTGGTCTGGGCAGCAGGCTGTTCTTGCTTCGGTCCGCCAGCATCGTTACACGGTGGTTCCGTCAGCACACGACCTCGGTAAGTCATTCTTGGCTGCCGCTTGTGCATGTGAATGGATCGAACAGCATGATGAAGGCGACGCTTTTGTCGTGTCCACGGCGCCGACAACCGCTCAAGTTGTCGCAGTTCTGTGGCGGGAGATCGAACGATTGCATAGAAGGGGCAATCTTTCTGGCCAAATCAACATGGGACGCATCCCAGAATGGAAGATTGGCAAGGAACTCGTTGGATATGGACGAAAGCCGGCTGATTACGATGAGTCCGGCTTTCAGGGCATCCACTGCCGGTATCCCCTCATTCTCGTCGATGAGGCTGCTGGCATTCCCGAACAGCTTTGGACGGCGGTGGATGCCCTGGCAACGAACGAACACGCTAGGGTGCTAGCAATCGGCAACCCAGACGACCAAAACAGCCCATTTCGGGCGATGTGCAACCCTGGATCAGGCTGGAATGTAGTGCGTTTGGACGGTTTACGTAGCCCAAACTTCTCCGAATACGAGGTCAAAGCGGTATCAAATCTGCCAGCTCCAACGCGAACTGGCGATTTGTACACGTATATGATCGAGAACGAGATCCCGTTTTCGGAGGAAAAGATCCCGTACGACCTGCAACAAGTGCTGCTTTCAGCACGTTGGGTCGCAGAACGTATGATGTCTTGGGGCGTTTACCGTGATGCAGACGGTGTCTGGCAAACATCGCCCCTGTGGGAAAGCCGTGTAAGGGCGCAGTTCCCGGCCGATTCTGCGGGTACTGGCGTCATTCCGTTAACATGGATCGAAGCCGCCGTGGAGCGTTGGCGAGAGTGGAAGGCTTCCGGGATTCCCGCCGACGAGCTCCTAGGCGCCCGGGTGTTTGGTTGCGACGTAGCGCGCTTCGGGGAAGACGAAACCGCTATTTCCGAACGGATAGGCCGGGTGGTACTATCCGTTGAACGCGTGGGGCAACAGGACACGCAAACCACAGCTCTGCGTTTGGATGCGCGTCTAGCCAAACACCCGGGTTCTTATGCCGTTGTCGACGTAATCGGTGTTGGTGGCGGTGTAGTTGACCGACTTCGTGAGATGAACCACGATGTTGCAGGCTTCAACTCTGCAGCAGCCACCAATCTAATGGACCACTCTGGTGAGTTCAGCTTCCCAAACGTGCGCAGCGCGGCGTGGTGGAACCTCCGCGAGATGCTTGACCCCTCCAGCCCAAGTACAAGTCTCGCACTTCCCGACGATGAAATACTCATCGCCGATCTCACTGCGCCGCGCTGGCGCGTCGCGTCTGGTGCTAAAATCGTGGTCGAACCGAAGGCTGACACGAAGAAGCGTCTTCGGCGGAGCCCTGATACTGCTGACGCTGTGATCATGAGCCTGTTCTACATGGGTATCGACACAGGCGAGGCACACGTTTCTGACTTCGGTGGTGAGTCCGAGTACGCAGTATCTTGGAGGTAGCGTGAGCGAATACACGACTACACCGGAGCTTGAACGCGAAGAGGGGTCGATCTTCAACTATCTGGCTGGGGACCTCGTCTTCCCGTACCAGCCGGGTATGCCCAAAGACGTGGGCCTGGTGTACGACTGGCGCGAACCGACCGTTAGCCAGTTGCAGGAAATGCTCGACATGGACGGCAAGGCACGTTCCCTGGAACAAGTAGTGACGATGCCGCTAATCGGCGCCGGTTGGCATGTTGAGCCAGGCGAAGGCAACGACGACCACGAGACAGCACAGTGGGTCGAGAACATCTTGCGTAAGGATAACGCAGATGGCGGTATGTCTACGTCGATGGAGAACGTGATTTCGCAGATGTGCACTGCGTTCGTTATGCGACGTAGTTACCACGAGAAGGTCTTCAAGCGGGATAGTGACAACCAAGTCGTGTTCGACAAGATTGCTTGGCGGCCTCCTGAGACGTGTGTGATGGTGCGTAATAAGCAGAACGGTGAGCTCGAAGGCTTCAACCAGTGGGTCTACGGCCAGCCGCAGATGGTTTCCATCCTTCTACCGTACGCGATGGTTTACGTGCACGGACAGCATCGTAACCCTGTTAAGGGTATGTCGGACTTCGAGGTTGTCTATAGGAACTATCGGACGAAGGAGAAGTTGAAGTTCCTATGGTACACCTTCTGCGAAGTGATGTCGCTGCCTCGCACTATAGTCCTCGCCAACTCTGACGCTGCTGCCAAGAAGTCTGCGCAGGCGATTGCGGCCTTGAAGAACGCGGGCGTGGCTGGCATCCCGAAGGACTGGGTTACTTCTATCCAGCCGTTGCCAGCGGCGGTGTCTGGCGGACATGATTTTCAGGAAGCCATTGCCTATTGCGACTCTGATAGCGCACTTTCGCTGTTGGCGGGGTTTACCGACTTGCCGGGTAGGGCGATGGGCACCGGTACCGGCATGGCGATGGGCACGCGAGGCTCGTACGGCCTCTCCGCCTCGCAGCAAGAGTTCTTTATGACGGTGCTCGATGCGTACGCAGTGGAGCTGGAGACTTGCATTACGAATAACGTCGTCGCCGATTTGGTACGTTACAACAAGGGTACAAAGGTCCAAGTGCCCCGATTCACCCTTGGACCTCTGCAGGAAGAGGACGTCACGCAGTCGTACTCGTTGCTCGAGAGCATGGCGACGGCGACTAACCTCAACGTTCCTCCTGCCTTCGTCCAGGAGTTGACGATGCTGGTTGCGGACCGTCTGGGTCTCAATACCGACGAGATTGGCAACCAGTTCGACAAGATCGCGCAGCAGCTGGCGGATGCTGCCAACGCCCCGCCTCCCCCCATGCCCGGTGATGGTACAGCGCCCCCGGCTGCTGCGCCTCCTGGACCGAAGAATGCTTCTCTTCAGCCGTCATCGTCTTTCTTGGCGCCTCCTCCTCCGGTACCTGGATCCTAATGCCAGGAATCATACCCCTTTACGAAACTGGCCCGGTTACCTTCTCTGTTAGTGAGGCGATCACTGGTGGTATGATCGTTGAAGCTGCTCCCGATGGTATCACAGTTCGCGTAGCCCGTGCAGGATCGACTGCTTGTGTGGGGTTAGCATTGCATGATGCATTGCCGGCTGGTACCAGTCAGGCACCTACGATTCCTGGCGTATCTGCCTCGGTCAATGCAGCGCCACTCCCGTCGTATGTAGCTGTTGCGAACTTTGGAGTATTCAACTTGCAGTATGCGACGGCGGCTGTGTTTGGCGCTACGCTGCAGGCTGCAGCTGGTGGTTTGGTCGCGAACTTAGTAACACCGCCGCCTGACCCGACGATGATCGTTGGTATGTGCTATCAGTCAGGCGGAGTCGCGATAAACGGATTCGGTGCTGTACTCCTCGACTTCTAGGAGATGTAGTGAGTGATGTCGAACTGTCTCTCGAAACACCCATCGTCAGTACAGTTCATCATCCGTTTGGTAGCCCAAGCGGCCCAGGTTTGTGGCATGTCAAAGGGATGGAGCTCCCGGCCTATATACAAAACATCGGTCACGCTCTTATTCGGACAGGAAGAGCAACAAGCGTTGCCCAGGCCATCCAGATGGCTGTCGGAATCTGCAAGAACTGGGCCTCGGGTAAAGCAGACGTGACCCCCCAGGTGCGAGCAGCAGCCGCAAAGGCTATCGCCGAATGGGAGGCGAAGAAGCTCCGTGCACACGCACAGCGTGCGTCACACAGTCTAAGTGAGGTGAGAATGTACGACCCTTGGGGTAACGTGATCGACCTTGCAGCCAAGCTGGCTAAGAGCGCGGTCAACTATCGTGATGCCACAGGGAATCAGAAGTGTGGTAACTGTGATAACTACTCTTCGGGTTCATGTGACATCGTTGCAGGGTCTATCTCACCTACTGATACGTGCGATAAGTGGACGGCTGGGTCATCTCAGATGATGAATAAGTCATCCCAGATGATGAGTACGTCCAACGTGCGTGATGGAATAGACCTCGCGACGGTACCTTCGCCAACTGCAGCGACACGTAAGTCAGCGCTCGCGCAAGGTAAAGCGCTACCTCATCCTTCTGGGAATCCCGGTCAGGCTCGCTTCCCGATCACTAACGCGACGCTGCTGGGGCGGGCAATCCGCATGGTCCAGTTGGCTAAGGGGGACAAGACAGCTATCCGACGTTACATCATGGCGAAAGCGCGCGCCATGGGACTGTCGTCGATGATCCCTGCCCACTGGAAGCCAGACGGCACTATAGGACAAGCCCCGTAGGAGGTGTTATGCCAGCTGAAACAGCTCTTCTTGCGCCTGTCGACAGTAACGACGCGGTCGAGCTTTCCAAGACCCTGTGGAGAAAGCAAGTTCTACCACGGGGGACGATCGACTACAAGGGTCGTCGGATCAACTTCGACAAGCAGTACCTGACGGACCTCGCTGCGGCTTTCAAGTCGAACGCGTTCGATCAGGTAGCGTTCCTGTTGGCGAAGGACGACAATGCCCATACGATGGACCCTGAAAGGTTCCGGGGTGAGGTTCGCGGAGTCGAGGTAACCCAATCCGGCCTTGATGTCCTGCTGGACCTTACCCCGGATGCAGCTGATCTGGTGCGTAAGAACCCGAAGCTCGGTGTGTCGGCACGCATCATCGAAGGTCTGGAACGCGCAGATGGAGCAAAGTTCCCTCGCGCGATCCAACACGTGCTCGGTACGTTGGACCCGCGTGTAACGGGGATGGCGTCCTGGCAGGAGGTGTCACTATCGGAGGAGGTAGTCGACACCGTCGATATGACAACTGAGGAGGTGCATATGTCCGAAACAACCCCACCGGAGGTTCCTCCGCAGGCTGATCCTCCTGCCCCGGCTCCAGAGCCCGAGCCGCCGGTGGCGAATACACCTGAGGAGGATGCGACAGCAGATGCTGAGCTTGCTCGTGTAGCTGCGCTTTCGAACGGTAACCGTACTGACACGGTCGACTTGCTCGAGAACCAGAACCAGACGAGAATCGCGCAGCTCGAACTTGAGCTGTCTCGGCAGAAGTTTATCACCGAGATGCGTGAGTGGATCGACAAGGGCGTACCGCCTGCTATCGTTCAACTTGCTCGTCCCGTTCTTGAGCTGCCACAGCCGCCTGTCATCGACCTTAGCAACCAGGGCGGCAGTCAGATTGACGTCGCCGGAGTAATCCGGGGAATGCTCAACGAGACTTGCGGCTTCGTGCAGCTTGCTAGGGAAGTGGGCAGCACGTTTAGCAAGAACGACAGTGAAGATGATCGCGCGGACGCGGTCCTGAAGGCATGGAAGTGAGGTGAGACATGGCAGGTGTCATTCCGGTCTTTGAAGAAGGACCGGTAACATTCCCGGTTGCTGTTGCAATAACGGGTGGTCAGCTGGTTGAAGCTGTCGGTGCTACTGGCGTTCAACCAGCAGCTGCAGGTTCGTTCGTGTGTTTGGGAGTTGCGACGACTGACGGGCTTCCGTCTTCAACGTCACAGGCACC